AATAGTGCTAAACAGTTATACTATTCTAATTTTTTATTAGATAGTAAAGGAGACACAGTCCCAACTGCAAGTCTTTTACCCGGAGCTTTACCTTCAGATAATATAGCATACGGCCCAGCAAATGCACCAAGATATGAGAATTATCTTCAATCTTCACTAATTCAATCTAGATTTTTCCCAACAAATGTTGGGGAGAGGATATCTACAGTTTCTATTCCCCAAAAACTTTTTGGTGAAAATATTGTTCCAACAACATTTGGACTAAATTATTATGGTGTAACTGGTTTTAATATCATCGATGATGGTGAAGGTAATTTAATAACAACAAAAACAGTAGGCTTTCCTGAGGGTACTATCGTAGGTCAAATTTTCTACTCCCACGGTATAGCAGTATTTACAACTTCATCTTTAGTTGGAATGGGTGATTTTGCAACTAAATCTCCAAATTCTCTAAATTCCTTTGATGTTTCCTTCTCTTCCTCTATCACAATATATGAGCATCAATATAAATGTGTTATAAGTGAAAATGAATTTGGATACTCACAAAACCCATCTATTATCTCAAGTAGCCTAGATCTATCAGGATCTCAAAATGATGTTTACCGTGACTTCGCTACAGGATCATATTTTGACCCTTACATAACAACTGTAGGATTATATAACGAAAACTCAGATTTGTTAGCAGTAGCAAAACTCTCATACCCTACCCCAGTATCAAAATTCTGTGATACAACAATATTAGTTAATTTCGACACTTAAAATTATGAATTGGACTTATAAATCACAATTAATTGAGAGTATTTCTGACTTTCCTACCTCTACTTATGGTTTCGTTTATAAAATTACTCACACCCCAACCCAGAAATCTTACATTGGTAAAAAGGTATTAAATTTTACTCGTAAGGTTAAACTTGGTAAAAAAGAACTTAAAAGTTTAGAAGGAGGAGTAGGGCGACGTCCTGTTTTTAAAGTAGTAGTAAAAGAATCTGATTGGAGTTCATATTGGGGTTCAAACAAATATTTAAAAGAGTTATATAAAACAGAACCCAAAGAAAATTTCGAAAGATCTATCCTAGTTTCAGCACCATCTAAAAAATTGCTAACCTATTATGAAGTAAAATATCAAATGATATATCAAGTTTTAGAAAATCCCGATGAATTCTTCAATGATAACATTCTAGGAAAATTTTACACTAAAGATTTCAATTAAAATTAGGAGTTATCAAATAGGTTTTGTATATTAACACTTATGATAAATGAACTATTAGTAAGTTTAGTTGATTCGGTGTTAGGAGTAGGTAAGCGAACCGCTAGAGGTAATAAAGCTTACAGCTGTCCTTATTGTCACCATAAAAAACCTAAATTAGAGGTAAATTTTACACAACATAAGAAAGGATATAATCCTTGGCATTGTTGGGCGTGTGATAAGAAGGGGAGTAGAATTTCCCAACTATTTAAACAGGTTAAATGTCATTCTGAAAAGTTTGAAGAATTAAAAAAATTAATAGGTAGTGAAATTGAATATAAACGAGAAGTTCAAGTAACATCACTAAAACTACCTGATGAATATAAACCCATTTCAGAGAGTCGAGATATTTTATCCCGACATGCTTCTGCATATCTTAAATCAAGAGGCATCACCCAAGATGACATTGAAAAATATAATATAGGTTATTGTGAAACTGGTAGATATGCTAAAATGGTTATAATCCCTTCATACAATGAATTAGGCGATTTAAATTATTTTACAGGTAGGTCATTTGAAAAAGACCCATTTATTAAATATAGAAACCCAGAAACATCTCGTGATATTGTGCCTTTTGAATTATTCATCAATTGGAATATACCCCTAATATTATGTGAAGGACCTTTTGATGCTATAGCTATTAAAAGAAATGCTATACCTCTATTAGGTAAAAATATACAGCAGAGTTTAATGAAGAAAATTATTACCTCTACGGTTGAAAAAATCTACATAGCATTAGACACGGATGCTATGAAACAGGCTCTAAAATTCGTAGAGTACTTTATAAATGAAGGTAAGGAAGTCTACCTAGTAGACTTAGAAGATAAAGATCCAAGTGAGATGGGTTTTGAAAATTTCACTAATTTAATACAAAATACCCTCCCTATTAATCAGTATGGTTTAATGGAAAGGAAATTACAATTAATATGAAGAAGAAATCTCTTAAAACATCCTATAATAGGGTGTTACAAGTGTCTGAGGACGCAAAACAAATAACAATGCCTGATTCCCGTTACTATCAACGTAATGGCGAGTATTACCCATCTATAACATATGTTTTAGGTGCTTACCCTAAAGGTAAATACTTTGAAGATTGGCTTAAAAAAGTAGGATATGCTTCTGAACATATTGTACGTAAAGCAGCAGATCAAGGTACTCAAACTCATGAAATGATTGAGGATTACCTAAATGGTAAAGAATTAAACTTCCTATCAAAATCAGGACACCCCCAATATGACACTTTAGTATGGCAAATGTTCTTACGTTTTGTAGATTTTTGGGAAGAATACAACCCAACATTAATAGAAGCCGAAGTACATTTATTCTCAGATAAAATTAAAGTTGCGGGTACTTGTGATTTAGTATGTGAGATAGAAATAGATGGTAAGATGGAACGTTGGATTATAGATTTTAAAACATCTAACCACTTACAAACCACATATGATCTACAGGGAGCAATATATGCTCAATGTTATGAAGAGTGTTTTGAAAAGTCAATTGATAGAGTTGGTGTATTGTGGTTAAAATCTAATAAACGTAAGTCAGCAGAAGGTAAGATTCAAGGTAAAGGGTGGGAAATGTATGAATCTAAACGCACTCAAGAAGAAAACATTGACATTTTTATGACTGTTAAAAAATTATTTGACTTAGAAAACCCATCCCACAAACCAGCATTTACTGAATTTAAGACTCAAGCTAAAAGAAAATTGTGATATTTATAATAAAATAAATACTAAAATGAACGATTTCGACTTTAAAAAATATTTAGCTGAAGGTCGCTTGTTAAAAGAAGCTAAAGACAATCCTAAAGCTATTATATTAGCAGGTGCCCCAGGTGCAGGTAAAGGATATATTTTAAAAGGTTTAGATTTAGGTGGGATGAAAGTAATGAATGTAGATGATATTTACATTAGTTTACTTAAACAAGCCAATGTATCTTTAGATTTAAAAAATGCAACACCCGAAGAAAGAAGCCAACAAGCTATACAGATGGCAGCAGCCAATAAAGAATTTAAGGGTAACATAGCTGCTACAATTGTAGGTAAAGAATCATTTATATTAGATGGAACAGCATCATCTTATAACGCTACATCTAAATTAAAATCAGAATTAGAAGAAGCAGGGTATGATGTATTTATGCTTTATGTTTACACTGACTTAGAACGTTCATTATCTCAAAACCAAAGTAGATTTGAAAAATCTGGTGGTCAAGATAGAAGTTTAGCTCCTGCAATTGTAATGCGTACATGGAAAAGCGTAACAGACAATTTACCTAAATACGCCGATTTATTTGGTAATAACTTTGTTGCTGTGGCTAACACATTAGATAATAGAATGCAAGATATAGATAAGATTATAAATAAATATCTTAAACCTTTTGATCCTAAAGGAACTAAACCTAAAACCCCATCTCAACAAAAGAAATCAGATGAGAGAAAGGCTAAGGATAAAGAGGAAATCCAATCTATGTTAAGTGATGATTTCATATATGACGTAATTGAGTATACTATGTCTAAAGACGAGGCACAAACAAGATTAAAACAATTTCTTAATTCATGAGTAAAGTAATAGCAGCTTATGGTGGTGGGTTTAAACCACCAACTAAAGGCCACTTTGAAGTAGTACAAAAAGCTTTAAGTCAAAACCCCAAAATAGATGAATTTATAATTTATGTAGGTAGTGGGGAGCGTGGTGGCCTCAATCAGGCTCAATCTATTTTAATTTGGGAGATTTACCAAACATACCTCCCAATGAAGGTTAAAATTGAACCATCAAAATCTCCTATTGGTGATATAATTCGTTTAGGTAAAAACAACCTACAAGATGAAGTTTACTTTGTATTAGGTGCAAGGGAAGGTTTTGAGGATGATATGAAGGATATTGAATCTCGAACTAAAAATATTGAGGAAAAATATCCTAATATGAAAATTAAAATCATCACAACCCCAAATAAAGGGATAAGTGGTACTAATGCTAGAAAAGCATCCCAAGTATCTTATGACGATTTTATTAAATACATCCCATCAGAATTATCCGATAGTGAAAAAGAAGAAGTATACAACATTATAAAACCATCCATCTCCGAAACAAACAACCCCAAAGATGGTAAAGCTGCTCCTTATGGCTCAGGATATAATAAATTAAATGAAGATATAACTCAATCCCAACTAAATGCCTTAGAAGCATACGCAGATAATTTATTTGCTAAATTAGGAATTGACATAGAATTTACCAGACATTTTTTAGATAGAGTCAACGACAAAAGAAACATTAAACCTATATCAATCCCAGAATTAATAGGAATGTTTAAACG